TCATCACATGCAGCTTGCTATTGTTTTCGTCAGCCTTCCAACTAAACAAGGCACCCTCGCAATTGCCACACTCGACGATCGTTAAATCTAGCTCGGTAACTTTCTGGCCCTTCTTGCCGCCTTCGATACCGACAAGATCGCCCACTACTCTTCTCTGGCCCTACGGATGTCACACCGATGACGCTCTACCTCACCGTATGCCTTGTCGTGAACGATGCAGTACATATCCCGGCCTGACCTGTATCCACTATTCGTATGCCACGCATCACGCGCTGCCAGAGTCCTAAAGCTCTCCACAACGCATCCCCTAAGCTCCTGCCGGGTAGTGTGGTGAATGTGGCCCGTGTACCAGTATCTGTGCTCGCTATCGGCCCATCGCTGGGGCTGATCCGTTGCCATGATTTCTGACAGCGCATTGAGCTTGATCGTATCGCCGTGGGTGAAAGCTATTAGCGTTTTCCCATGCTCGATATAGTTAAATTTGTTTGTCGTCGGCAGCACTGTCACCCGCTCTTCGGCGTGAAAGTAAGCCGCTAAGAACGCACTGAGCATTACGCTCGAATGGTCATCATGGTTACCAATGCAATTGACCACCGACACCCTTGGGTGTTTCGTCAATGCCAGCGTTATGAGATCGACCATCAACATACACCCGGCTTGCAGTACCTGCGGCCATCGAGTGTCAACGTCTACCGGCGTCCCGCGGGTTGTGGTGTTGTGCCTGTTGTCTGCGTGGAAGAAGTCACCCAGATTGGCGATCAAAGCGTGTTCAGTCTTGGGCGCTACCTTGACCAGACGCGATGTAGCGGCCAGCAGGTCAGCCCGAGCAATCTTTACGTCGAAATCTTCCCCGGCTTCCTGTGCCCAAGCATACGCGCCGATGTGCGGGTCACCCATGACATAGCAGGCCAGCAGGTCTTCATTGTCAGATACCGGGGTTTTCCGGGGCTTGTATACGCCCTTGTAATCCTCCATCGCCTCAGCAATGGACGCCTGAATCTTTGCCAGCCTGTCTTCTTGGCTTTGCTGGGTCTTGACCCACTGGGCCTTTACGTCACCATCCTCGCCATACAGCGTTGAGGTGCCCTTTACCGCAAACCCTTCGGCGGTGCCGTGCGTCATGTCAGCTTCGGGCGCTATGCCTTGTCGAGCCGCTGACGCCCTTATTCTAGCTAAAGCCCGGAGCAGGTTTCTCTCAGCAATCCCCAACTGCTCAGCTGCTGCCACCACTGTGCCGCACTGCTTGAGCACATCCAGCATTTCAAGCTGTCTGTCAGTCTCGGCAAATGGCCGGAGGTGCTCGTATCGACTCACAGCCCGCCACCCTCGAGGCGCTGGGCCACATCTCTCGCCCTTGCGGGAGTCTGCTTAGCCCACAGGCTATCGAGCGCTTCCACTGCCGCCCGGGGGTAATCGCCTACCTGTAAGGCGGCAATCATCTTGGTGAAGCCCTGCACACCCTCAACGCCCATCTGGTACGCCATCTCAAGGATGCACTGCTGTCGGGCCTCATCCAGCCCGGTGAACCATGCGTGAACCCGCAGCCGGGTATCGATCGTTTGCAGGTAGTCACGGAGCAGTAGCTCTGCAATGTACTCGGGGACACCGTGCCCACCTTCCTCGATCATCGTGCCGAATCCAATCGTCAGGTGACCAAGCGAGCAGCGGTAGGCAAATTGCCGGTATCCCTCAAATTGTTTGAGCCGATCCAGTAGCTCGGGAGCTTGGCTAGACCCGCTATTTTGCCCAGGCACTTGTTAGTGTAAGTCTATGATTTAGCTGTCTTTTCTGAGTCTTTAAATGCTTTGGCAGTCGGAGCGCCTTCGCTCCCGGGCTTTCGCATTTTCTCGGGGGTCTTGCCTGCCGCCTTCTGGCGCTCGATACGCTTACGCTTCGCGTGAATGTTGGCGTACAACCCCGGCTTGTTCATCAATCCAGCCATCAGTGGAAAAACCTCGTAAGCAGTAAGGCCGTGCCCAGTATGACAACAACCGTGATCCCCATCAGTACGGCGACAACCGCCGCGGCTGACAGCATTAATTCTTCGATGCGATCGCTCACCACTTCACCTTGTTAGCCCAGTAAGCAGCGCTCATCTTGCCCTTTGCAATGTTCTTGCTGTGACGTGCCTTGAAACTGCGCCTTCTGGCCTTCTCTGCGGCGCTCTGAGGGCTTTTGCCTGCACCGCTGACCCCCTGCTGCCCAAACCGTATTAGCTTCGTCTGGGAGCCTTCCTTGGCTAGGACGATGTGGCTTTTCGAGTCGTGACCGGGAGTGCGCTTAGGCTTGTTTACGCCTTGCAGGTTGTGCTTTTGAAGCAGCCCCTTTACCCGGCCCTCACTCATCCCTTAGCCGCCATCGCAATTCTTTTTCCAGAGCGCATCGCTAAACGTGAATCCATTTTGATACGGCTCGTAAACAGCGCACCACTCAGGGCCGCCGGGAGTAAGGCCGTCAGCTGGGTCGGTAGTCTCGACATAATCCCGCTTCCGGTTGGGGTATCTGGGCGCAAGCAGTATCTGCCCGCTGTCTAGGAATTCTGATTTCACATACAGCTTGTTAGGCGACACGAAAACCTGCTCCCCGTTGAGGAGCGTGTAGGTGGTGCCGTCGTCGTAATAAATCGTCGTTTTTGCAAGCGCTGCCGAACACATCACAGCGGCGAGTGCGGCTGTCAAATATCGCATTTCTCAGACCTCGAATAAGCAAAAAAAAGCCCCGCAGAAGCGAGGCCAAGGTTTAGGAGGATTCAATTCCTAATCAAACGTTTTTGGGATCAGTCCTAATCTGCCAATAAAACTAACAGACGGACTTCGGCCCAGAGCTAATTGTCAACCATAAGACTCTACAGGGGAAGTGTTTAATTCCGATTTAATAAATTCATTCGCAGTACTTGACACCCTTCCAAACGCTGTGGTAGCTTCGCTAGACCTATCTAAAAAAGGATAGGTATCAAACAAAAACTAGAGGATTCAACCATGCAAGCAAACAACCCCAAAGCGGTGCCCTTCGGATTGGTCTGGAGACACACCCGCTACTGCTACTCGGAGATATCCAACTTTCAGGAATGCGTCGGCAATATCGACCCGCAAGATTTGCAGGATCGATACCTCAAATTTCTGGAGAACTTCAGAAGCATTACGAAAAACACGCTGGTCGAGAAAGATGTTTTGCAAATGTTTATCGCCGACCTCGATAACCGCGCACAGATCGACTACCGAGAAGACCACTGGGCCGATGATCGCGAGATCACCGCAGGTGGCAAGCGATTCGACAAGCGCTGCCGACAACTCCGCGAGATTCACCGCGAGTGGCTTGGGGGTGCGGCATGAATTACTACAAGCAAGACGAGATAGCGGAACACTTCCAAGACTATCTGGCAGAAACCCGGCCTTGGCAGCAATGGCTAGACGGCGAGCGCTCGAGCCTAGAGCCATCAGAACTGCATCACGAGGCGTTCAATCAGGATTACTACATCATCGGCACCTACCGGGCCGAGCAATGGTTGGGTGATCGAGCTTTCCAAATCATCGAAATCATCAAGGACTACGAGCAAGGCAATTTCGGAGAAGTGTTCACCGACCTTTCTAGCCCGGAGGCAGTGGTGAACATGTACACCTACATCGTGGGCGAGATGGTCGTTTACGAATGGTATGAAGCACTCGAGCAAAAGCGGGGTGCGGCATGAATCAGACCACCTACACGCATTGCAAGGAGCGCGCTCGAGGACTCCGCGTATGGATCGAGGGGCAGAAGCTGGCATTGGCTGGCTTTTGTCCTGACGCGCCTTACACGGCCCTGTACGACGGCATAGCCAAGCGCATAGACCTACGTCTTGACCCAGAAGGAGCGCGACGGGTTGCCAAGTCACAGCGCAACGGTGTCGCCCGGCCAATCATCGACCTTACTGGCAAGCAGGTTGCGTCAGTGTTCGACGGCGGCGAGAAGCTTCGGGTCACCTTCGAGCACGGCCACATCGCAATCGAACAACACCACGAAGCACAGTCACAGGACGATCGCGAGAAAAGGTTTAGGCAGCGGAGCACCTCGGGCACCTTGCAGAAGGCCAGCATGTTCACTGGCGGTGGCGTATCCACTGAGGCGATCGCAGAGGCGTTTAGCTCTACCGGGCTTTCCGCGAAGCTGTCGTGGGTTTGCGAGTGTGAGACCAAGTACATCGAGGCCGCTGGGCAGAACTGCCTAGCCATCGATGACGATACCGCTTTTCTTGTCGGCATGGCCGAGGAGATCGAGCCGCACCTATTCACTCAGGTGGACGTGCTCAGCTTTTCAATGCCTTGCGCTGGATTCTCTACCGCGGGCAAAGCCAAGCACAAGCAGACCAGTGAGCAACATTCGGGCACTGCCCTATTCGGCGTCATCAATGCCATCAAAAACAGCAATCCCGCGGTCATCATTTCCGAGAATGTTGTGGAGGCGCAGGGGTCACCGATTTATCAGCTACTGGTGGCAGAGCTTGAGCGCACCGGTTACCGAGTATTCGAGCAGGTGCTAGACCAGCGCCACACCGCAACCATTGAGAAGCGCGCCCGGTACTGGCTGGTAGCAGTGTCGGAGGGTATAGCCCCGGATTCGCTGGAGCTTCCCGAGATCGTACAGAACCGCCCCGCCATCGCCTCGATTCTGGAGGCCAACCACGGCGAGGAGTGGAGCGCCAACGAATACCTAAGAGCCAAGGAGCAACGCGACATCGCCGCAGGTAAAGGCTTTCGCCGCCAGCTTCTAACAGGCTTCGAGGATTCGTGCGGAACCATTGGCCGGTTCTATTCCAAGAAGCGAAGCACCGAACCCTTTGTGGTCAACGCCGAAGGACTAGAGCGGTTATTCAGCCCAGTGGAACACGCCCGGGTGAAGTCTATCCCCGAGCGCCTGACACGCCACATGAGCAAGACAACAGCCCATGAGGTGCTAGGACAGTCCGTTGATTACCGACAGCCCCTATACCTCGCTACAGCACTTCTAAAGGCAATGGGCCTTGGCCGGGGAATAGAACAAAAGGAGTTGTTTGCCGCATGAAAAAAATATCTGAGCAACACCTAACCGCAAATCGACCATGCCTTCTCGGTATTCAAATTGAGGTCGCGACCCTTCTCGCCCCACTCGTCGGACTCAACGCCGAATGCGGGTGGGATAACTGGACGCGCGAGGAGGAGGAAACATGGTCGGAGCTATACAGCCGCGTGGAAGGGCTGGCCGACGATTTGGTTACTGAAGCCACAAGGCCAGCCGCATGAAGGTGCTCGACCTGTTTGCAGGCATCGGTGGTTTGTCTCTCGGCTTTGAACAGGCCGGGTTTCAGACTGCCGCGTTTTGTGAGATCGACCCCTACGCCCAAAAGGTATTAGCCAAAAATTGGCCGGAGATCCCTATCTATGAAGACATCAGAGAACTATCAGCAACTCGACTTGCTAGCGACGGTATCGCTTTCGACGTTATCGCTGGCGGTTACCCATGCCAGCCATTCTCCCGATCAGGATTACGCAACGGGGAAGACGACCCCCGGCACCTGTGGCCTCACATGCTCCGACTCATTCGAGAATCCAGACCCACATGGGTGGTTGCCGAGAATGTTGAGGGACACATTGAACTCGGAATGCCCGACGTATGCCGGGAACTGGAGCACGAAGGCTATAGAACATGGTCATTCGTTATACCGGCTTCAGGCACGGGAGCGCGGCACAGACGCAACCGGGTGTTTATCGTCGGACAGAAACACGCTCGAGCGACTCCAACAGAGGATGGGTGGCACTGCCTCGAGTGTGATCGAGGAGTTTTTGACGGATGCCAGTGCGACCACGGTGAAAGATTATGCGATCACTGTGGGGAGTGGACGTACCCGCTCTACTACTCGCTGGCTGAAGGCTGCTCTCACTGCGGAGAGGACTGGGATGTTTCCAACCCCGACAGCGAACGAGGACGCGACGGGACGCCCGGGATCGAAAATGCAGATCATGCTAGGCAATCACCCCAGCGTGAGAGATTCGACCAAGCGGGTATTGAGTCCCGAGTGGACAGAGTTATTGATGGGTTTCCCACAAGGGTGGACAGACTTAGAGGCTTAGGCAACGCGGTCTCTCCACCAGTAGCCGAAATGCTTGGACGTTCGATCCAAGCCCTTATCGACAACACCCCTTTAAACCTACCTAAAAACGGCGGAGCACTAGCGATCGACATGCTGGGAGCCGCGTCACCTATGAGGATTTAAGACTATGAGAAAGATCGAAGAAGCAATGACCAGCGCAATCCTAGCGCGAACGCCTTGGGCACAAGCCAACACTGCCGTGACCATCCATCCCATGCCTGACATCGATGGGCAAAGCCCGGGGGATGTTGTCCGGGTGTGGCTACACGGCAACCAGATCGCAGAGATAGATCATTACGACAGCTTTGTGCGGGCGCGCCTCGACGACTGCGGATGGAAAACCAATACCACGAAGTCCCGAATCAACGCGATCGCCGACTGCCTGGGAATCGAGGGAGTCAAAAGCATCAAGGGCGAATGGCGCTGGGATCAGCGGAATTGCAAGCGACCCACCAAACACGGGCAATTGTTTATCTGGTCTGCAATCCAGACACACACCCTCGAAACAAACAATCAGGAGGTGGCGGCATGAGCCTCAAAAACCCAAGCATCTCAACAATGTGTCTGGAATCCGTACTGCAAGCGGCACAAGCGCAAGCAGACCGCCACCGCACAAGCGAGCACGGCGACGAGCTAACGGTTTTAGCTATG